GGGGGATTGTGGCGAACCACAATGTGTAATGCGCAGCGTTGATGACCCTACGCGCAAGTGACTAGCAATCCAATGTCGGCACACCTTACGATAGTAATTTGCGACGAGTAGGATTGCCACCTACCACACACGTCACGCGAATCAATTTCGTGATTGACTCGCGTGAGAGGTGTGCGTTGATTTAACCAGTAATCAGTCTCCATGTATAACAGTAGTCTTGCGAACTCCCAGCTGGTAGAAACGTACAGCAAAGTCACATTTGTGTACCTCCAAGTGATGGCATTATCGTGCCTAGCCCATCTCTGCCCACCAGCTGTTCACCTGGAAGTGCCGCACATAGACCCGCCAAGTATCCGAACAGAGTTGCCTCTCTAGCTGGGTTGTGTGTCGTGGACCAACCAACTGCGCGGGCAGCAGAATCATATTTCGGTAGTAGTGGCCCCAACTCTCTGATCAATGCACCTGCCGCCTTGGCCTGTGCACGGAACATACGAGTACCACCACTGACGCTTGAAGTCATCAAACGCTGCTCTGCTTCGCGCCCTTTAGCGTAAATTCGTGTGTTAGGATTCGTCAGTAAGCGCTCACGGATCGCGAGCAACACTTCTACCATATCTACGCCAGGGACCTCTTCCTCTCTAAGCTTATTGATCGCATCGGAATAGCCCTTTGCCTCTTGTGCACTCAGTGTGCTCAGGAAAGCTTTCGAGTTTTCTTCCAGATCCATTGCAACCCAACTGCCCACATATGCACCCTGTGAAAACTTTGCTATACCCACAGCGTACACGTAAGTTAGCAACTCATCACCGCGTTTAACGTTGATGTACTCAGTATCTATCACGTAGTTATACACCTCCGCAGATGGCGCAATAATCCGTCGTCTACCCCTGTCATCGTATGAGAGGGCTGAAAAAGGTCCTCGCTTGGCTACCATGATCTTCTTTCCGTAGATGATACCGTGTTGTGTATAGGCCGCAAGCATGTATCTACCCAGTCCTGACGCACCCCAATCCAGGCCGATCTCGGAGTCGGTCTGTGGCGCAATGTGATCATCCACTTCCATGCATTCAGTCACGCCAAGCAAATTCTCCCATCTCGTCAAGGTTCCAGTGCCATACAACAACCTTATATCGAATTCACGCCCGTGTCCACTGAAGAATAGCTTCACTTCGCCGTCTATTGTCCGTTCGGTCATAGCATACCCGCATAGTAGTCCCAAATCGCGCAACGCGGTACGTGTACCGTTTAGGTCCAGTGTGCATATAGGCCGCCTGTCCGGTTCGCTCATAGCATCCGTCAGAATGGTTTCAACGGCTGTGCGCTCACCGTCAACTGTTACGGATAGGACGCCTGAAGCGTCACCGTGAAGTGCAACACATGCGATAGGGGACATGAGGCCATCTCGCACGCAAGGAGCATGTTTGTGAGCCACCATCGCCGGTCGGAAGGTATAGTTGGCCACTGATGAGCTACACACCAAGCTGATATCGTTCGTTCCTACCGCCCGTACCACCAGTAGACTGCCCGATACAGAGAGTCCACCGTTTGCTGCGAGTAGCACTAGCTGTGCAGGTGGGACATCCGATGCACGCAATCGACCATAATACACGCCTCTACCACGCTGCCACAACGAGAAATCGACATGCTGTTCACTGGGTATACCTGACAGGTCTTCGCTAGTGCTAGACAGTGCGTGTGCAACGGTACTACTCCTCTTCTGCAGTTTTGATCCATGCTGGGTGCGCACGACTAGCTTCTTCATGTCCTTGAGGCTCGAGTTGTCCAGCTGCAGCACGCTCTCGACACTGATATCTTCTTCCATTACGGCCACGCAGAATGCGCTAAGTACCAGGTTCATCCGCTCTGCCAGATCTGGTCGCCGCGCGCGCATGGTGTCTAGGCTACAGGAGACGTAAATGTCGGTGACTATTCGGAGATCACGGCGTTCCCAATCCACGTAGACCGAGCATTCAGCATCCGCCTGGCAGAAGTAAAATTCCGTACGTAAACGAATTCTCGTATCGTTTGGCTTCCACCAGCAGGTGACGACACCGTCAGCGCCGTTCACGTCCTGCGCCCCACGTGCTTCAGAGCCTTTGCGAAACGCACTATGGTAGCGATTTTGTTCACTAAGTGCCTTCACCTTCAATTGGCTGTCAGTCCAATTTGCACCACGGACACTATCGCCATAAGGCACCCCCGAGTGCAAAGGAGCACTGTTCAGGCAGGCATGAGTGCCTTGACCGTAGCTCTCCCTCTGCCACCACTTATCGTGCGGAGTTTGGGCCACCATGCAGCTGGGCGGCGCCGCCTGACTGCGCTGTAACCGAGTACCCTCCTGTGCGCCTGCACTGTTATCATCCAGGCGTCGAAGGGTCAACCCGTACAGTGCATCCAGTATAGGCGTGCCTACATCTGCTGCCTCATCGTCATACACGTCATCCTCATACGAGGGTGGGTCATGCACGTAGGTTGGTAGTTCCTCTTCTCCATCCCCTACCGCCTCATGTAATGGTCTAGGTGTGGGAGTACGTCCCACCCTTCGCGCCAGCCATGGGGCAGCAATCTCCTCATCCTCCTCGTCATAACTGGCATCACCCAATGCGGCCAGTCCAGCCAGATAACCAGCCGACGTGTTTGCATACTCTATCTCCGGTGGCGAAAACGTGCCCTCACTCTCCATCTCGTCAGCCCAACTAACTGCTCTGTGATTAGACATTGTTAACACTGTAAGACTGCTCGCGGGTAGACCTCCGAACAGAATCAGCTTAGGAAAATGACTTGGATACAGAATATAGTTGCTTAAGTGTGTTTGCCTGCGTTGTGGGTTTCAATTAGTTACCATGCCCGCCGGCAGCTGTCGCCGCACTGAGAGTGCGTCAACACCAACCAGGATAGGTGCAAGTCTTCTATGAGAATAAACCCTTTTTCTCTTTTTTGCG